TAGATTTTTTATTTTAATACTTATTATTTCATTTACCTTTGAAACAGTATCTTTATATCCAAAAACAATCCATCCTGTCTGACTACCTGCAAAACTATCTTTGTCCGGAGGATAACCTGGATTAATTGAATCGATCCCCTCTGTTATACAGTCATCAATTAATATATTGATTTCTGTTTGATAATTAAAAGGTGCTGTATGCATATATTCGCTCAACAATGTATCTTTAACTTCATTTTGAAGTATTATGTTGGCTCCATTTTTAGATGGACCTGGAAAATTAGACATATAATCCATCATATTTAAATATAATTACAATAAATATTTAACTTTATTTAATAAAGTTAAAAGTATAAAAGTATAAAAGTATAAAAGTATAAAAGTATAAATATATTATAATTAATATTATACAATGAGATATATTATTTTATTTTTATTTAATTTAATGTCAACAAGTGGATTTTTGTATCAAAAATCGATTAGTAACAACAATAACAAAAAGGTTTATTATGGAAGGAAAAAAAATATTAACGAATATGATTATAAATACGATGACGAAGATATTCAGGATATGGAACACGTACAAGATTTTTATAACGAAAATAAAATAGTAAAATTTAAAGAAATATATAAATCAAAAACTAAGAAACAAAAACAATATTATAAAGATATAAATAATCAAAATATCAGCGTTGTAATCGCGTGTGGACCTGCAGGAACAGGCAAAACGCTATTACCCACACAACATATTGCAAAATTATTAAAAACAACGGATACAAAAATTGTTTTAACTCGACCCCTAATAAGTGTTGATGAGGAGTTAGGTTATTTGCCTGGAAATATAAATAAAAAAATGGATCCGTGGATAATACCNATATTTGATGTGTTGAGNGAGTTCTTTCCACAAAAAATGATAAATGAGTGCATATCAAGTAAACAAATAGAAATAGTTCCATTGGCGTTTATGCGCGGAAGAACATTTAAAAACACTTTTATAATTGGNGATGAATTACAAAACACAAGCAACAAACAAATGTTAATGTTGTTAACAAGATTAGGCGAAGACAGTAAAATTGTGATAACCGGTGATATTAGTCAGTCGGATAATAATGAAAATGGTTTATTGGATTTGTTAAATAGGATTCAATACAAGGGCTATGATGAAGAACGACTAAATCAAAAATCAATATCATTGGTTAAATTTTCTAAAGAAGACATACAGAGGAGCAAGATTGTCGATACAATTTTAGATATATACGAGGATTAGTATTAAAATTTGATTTATCCTAAAATTGATTCACAATATTAGGATATATTATACTTCATAAAAAAAACATGAATACAGTTAAACTTATGAATACAATGAATCTTATGATGATGCAGGAATTTGTTGTTATGGATCTTAAAAATTCAAATTACTACATTAATAATAAGAATTTCTATACTCTAAATAAGAAGTTTCGCTCGTGCAATAATCATTATCACAATCGAAATAAGGCTCTAACCAACAATAATAATAATAAATTTATTCCAAATTATAATAAAAATTTTCAAAAACGTAATAATTATCGGTAGTATTGTAGTATTGTAGTATTGTAGTATTGTAGTATTGTAGTATTGTAGTATTGTAGTATTGTAGTATTGTAGTATTGTATCTCGTATTAATTTATTTTTTATTGAAATAAATTTTTTATTTTGGTTTTTGAATATTTACACCGATCTAATCCCGAATAATATTATATTTAACTTTTTTTTTATATCAATAATTATAGGAAATGAGCACCCAAGGCACAATTTTCTCGGTCATGTAGAAGACAATTGAGCATATATTTACAAAATAATACTTAAAAATTATAAGTGATTATAAATGTAATGAAGGTCGTTGTAGTTATGTCACTCGTTTGTCTAACGAACGCATACCATAACATAGTATTTGGAAATTTCGGAGCAAGCCCAAAAATGATTAAAAAATTAGGCAATATCCACGAAGATAGCATAGTATTAGAAAGTGATATTGAAATGCTAACTACTATCACGGGGTGGCAACTGAAGTGGGATGAGCATAATTATATGGAATTTCCAGAAAAAATAGACACAATTCATTGTTTATCGGGTGGAGTCATCAATATGATGTTGTTTTTAGATGCGAACAAACATGTTGTTTGCGATAAGTTAATCTTGGAATCACCAGTATTTCCGAGCGTAGATATGCTGATTATATTCGATAAACAATTCAAAGACCAAAACAGTGATAAAACAGTCTTATTAAGAAGATTGAATCAAGAGGTTTGTGATTCTGAACACTATTTCTCGGCCAAACTTTTGACACCCTTTTCCGAAACGAAATTAGATGAGGTGAGATATTTTATTAATGAACAGGTTACAGGTCGGTTTTCAGAGGTGTTGGTCATCGCATGTGATGACGATATATTGTTCGACGATAGTCACATTCAATCGTTACTCGCATTTACAGAACGATGTAACTTACCATCTCGACTGGTAAATGTCAAATCGCGGCATGCAATGTTTTCGGTTATGAACTCTGTAAAATTTAACGACATCGTTCACAATAACTCTATTTGAGAGATGGCAAATCGTATATCGATCAAATAATTCTCTTTAAATTTAGTTATGAACGCTGATTCGAAGCTTCTCATGGTCGGTTTTGTATATTTTTTGTAAATATATAATCTGACTGTATTCCGGACCATGCTGTTAAATTACACGAAACGAAATGTTGCCAGACTCAAAATAATTTATATAAAATTAGTATATTAATTAATATAATAATCTCATTATTTATTATTTATTATGATAAATACAATTATTATTGGTTCGGGAATATCCGGGTTATTTACATTAAAACATTTAAAAGAATTAGGTATTCACGATATTTTAGTAATTGATAAAAATCACTATCCATTTGGTGTTTGGAATCTAAAAAATCATCCGGGTGTAAAAGAATTTACTTATTGTGTTTCATCAAAGTTATATATGACTATTAGTGATTTTCCTATACCAAAAGAATATCCAGAATTTCCATATCATAGTGATATTTTAGAATATTATAAATTATATGCAAAAAAATTTGATTTATTAAAGCACGTAAAATGCAATATTGAAGTATTAAATACAAAAAAAATAGGAGATTGTTGGAATATATATACTAAAAATTGTGATAAGAGTATAAATAGAAATCAAAATAAATTAGCTTATAAATGTAAAAATTTAGTTATAGCATGTGGAACGGTTAATAATTGTTTAAATATCCCACAAGATAAAATGTATAATAATTTTACAGGTTTAAAATTTCATTCTGACGAATATGATAAATATAAAAATGAACTCATAAATAAAAAAATACTATTAATTGGTGTTTCTGATACTGCATGTGATATTGCAGAAAAACAAAAAAATGAAAATAAAATAACTATGAGCTCGCGTAATGGTGTTTGGTTACAAAATAGAAATTCTGGTGCATATAGTCCTACAGACATGTTCTATTCAAGAATCATTGATTTCAGTATAAAAAAAATTTTCGGTAAACAAATCATAGATGTTTTTTTTGGGAATAATTTTTTAACTGTTCCAGCTTGGTGGGGGATAAATGGTCATGGTATAGAAGAATGGGAAACGAATAGTGGTTATCTAAATAGTTATTATGTTAAAAGTAGAGATATAATTAATTCTATTTCAAAAGGTCAAATAAAACCAGTTAACGGTGTTAAAGATATTTCTAATAATGAAATTACATTTAATAATGATAAAAATGACATGTTTGATGTAATAATATTTTGCACTGGCTATAAACCATTTGGAGGATTAAAATTTATAGATAAAAAATACTATAATTCTATTTATAAACATATATTTTCATCAGAAGATAATAGTGTGTATTTTGTAGGTTATATCAGACCGTATCTTACATCAATTCCTATGATAGCAGAATTACAGAGTCGCTGGATCGCACAAGAAATATATAACAATAATACTTCATTACCATGTAAAAAAGAAATGTTGAATGAAATAAATATAGACAATAAAAAACAGCAGAATGAATTTCCTACTTCTTGTCAAAGATTAAAAACAATAGTTGACCCATATGATTATTGCAATATGGTTGCCGATAAAATAAATGCAAAACCTAATATTTTTAAATATCTTTTAACTGATATAAAAATGTTTATTATAATTTTATTCTATTCATGGAATCAACATTATTTTAGATTAAATGATAAATGCAGTGATAAAGCTTTAATCGCTTATAAAAATATCATAGAATTGTCTTATAATTCTACTAGTAAACTTTTATCAAATATATTTTTATGGTACCCTTTAAGATTTATTATATTTATATTAATTATATATAAAATCCGGAATTTTTTTAAATGAATTATTTTCCCATACATCAGACAGGTAATGTATGTTGTATGTAGAAATTATTAATTCATCTTTATTTTTTGGCTTTTATATTAAAAAGAAGCTTTGTCTAACCTGATTTCTATTATAGCAAGTATTTATAGTAATAGTTCTGTTATATTTGTTATAAATTGATATTGATTTATAACAAATATAGATAAGTAATTGAATATATTATAATTATGATGAATAAAGTTTTGAGAAAAAGTATTCCATATATAGTAAATAAATCACCAATACATGTTGAAGTAACTGAAATACCAAAAGTAAAATTTTTTAGAATAATTTACAATATAGTTGAAATATCACCACCTTATTGTGTAATATGTAATAAATTTTTAACAAATTTTACTTGCGATAATTTAATACGTCCTAAAAATTGTCCATTAAATAATAAATAATCTGCTAATCTACTTGTTCCATGGTTGATTCCTCTTCGCTCTCATCAACTTCTACATCTACACCAGCTTCTTGTTCCTTTTCAACATCTTTTTTTACAATCTCTTCGTCGTGACTATCATCGTCGCTATCATCGTCGTCGATCGATAAACCCAATTGTATCATTTTATTAAATTTACTGGCAAACGCCGAAGGATCTTCGATAGTAAAACCAGACGTGAGAAGTGAAATATCATATAAAAGATGGGTAATATTGCCAATAATTGGATCGTCCTTATTCTTTTTATGCTTCATATTAAGATCAATAATGATTTTATTTTTTGGATTAATTTCCATCTCTTTTTGTTTCATCATATACTGTAACATATCATTGTTGTTAAGTGCTTGTGCTTTCAAAATTCGTTGCATATTAGCACTATAACCATTGTCGTCGGTCAACAGACAACACGGCGAATCAATAACGCGGGTGCTAACATTAATATTTTGTATTTTATCTCCCAATACTTCTTTCATTTTTTTAGCTAATTCACCGAACTGCTCCTTTAATTTGGTTTCCTCCTCGGTATCATCACTAAGATTAAGCGATTTGCTTGACGCACTCACCATTTTTTTATCATCATATTCGTTTAATTGTTTTGAGACATATTCGTCAATCGGATCAGTATAAAATAACACGTCGAATCCCTTATCCTTTAGTTTCTCTAAAAACGGAGAATTCTCAACCGATTGTATGCTCTCACCACCGATGAAGTAAATATTATCTTGATCCTCTTTCATTTCCCCAACATAATCATCAAGTGAAATCATAGAATCCCGATGTTTTAACGAGTTGTACCTTAGTAGCTTTGATAGCTTTACGCGATTTTTTTCATCGGTATGAAGTCCCAATTTAATATTTTTATGGAATGCTTGATAGAATGTTCTATACTCATCCGGCTTATCCTCGGATAATGATACCATCATCTCAATTGATTTCTTCACTAACTGTAAATTAATCTTGGACAACGTCTTATTTTGTTGCAATAATTCGCGCGAAACATTAAGCGGAAGATCTTTGCAATCAACAACACCCTTGATAAATGATAACCACTCAGGAATTAATTTTTCACAATCATCCATAATAAACACTTTCTTAACATATAACTTGACATTTGCTTTATCTTTATTTTCTCCACCATTAAACATATCAAAAGGCGCTCTTCCTGGTAAATAAATAATTGAACTAAATTCAATATTACCTTCTACATTAAAATGTAAATGTGCTGCCTCTTCATCGTGGTCTTTTGTTATACTTTTATAAAATTCTTTATATTCTTCATCTGTTACGGTAGATTTATCACGGCACCAGATTGGTTTTTGTTTGTTTAGATGCTCCATTTCCTTTACCGTTTTAGTAATAACCTTTTTAATAGAAGCCTTCTCCGTATCTTCGTCCGTTACATCTTCAATTACTGGCTTATCATCCTCTTCGTTAACTTCCTCTTCGTTAACTTCCTCTTCGTTAACTTCCTCTTCGTTAACTTCCTCTTCGTTAACTTCCTCTTCGTTAACTTCCTCTTCGTT